TCGACAGATGAACCTGCGACTTAAATCTAAACGTATATCTGTCAGCTCACAACTAATGGTGGCTGAACGATTTAAAGAAAAGGAAGCATTCTATTATGTCTGGACACTTGATTGGAGAGGAAGAGCTTATCCCCTCGCAAGCTTTATGCACCCACAAGCAGACGATTCTGGAAAGGCACTACTCCAGTTCGCTGAAGGAAAAAAGCTTGGTGAGAATGGGGGATACTGGCTTGCTGTACATATCGCAGGACTGTTTGGAGTTGATAAATGCAGTTTTGACGAGCGAGTGCAGTGGGTGTACGACCATGAAGAAGAAATCTTGGACTCAGCGATTAGTCCGTTGGATGGGCAAAGGTTCTGGTGCGGGGCAGACAAGCCGTGGTGTGCATTAGCAGCATGCTTCGAGTGGTTTGGTTATCAACTTGATGGTAATAAATATATATCGCATCTTCCAGTAGCTATGGATGGAAGCTGTAATGGCCTCCAGAACTTCTCTGCAGTTCTACGTGATGAAGTTGGTGGTAAGGCTGTTAACTTGCTACCAAGTGAAACACCTCAAGATATCTATACTGAAGTCATGAATGTAGTTATTGGTAAACTCGCAGTTGACAGTCCGTGGAAAGGGTTAGTAACACGTAAGATTGTGAAACGTCCGGTCATGACACTACCTTATGGTGCGAGTCAGTTTGGCATGAGGCAACAGGTGATAGAAGAAGTCGTTAAGATTGAAGAAGAGACTGGTGTTTCTTATCTAGGTCTTAATGAAAAGGATACCTACAAATCTTGTGGTGACCTTGCAGCTATCATCTACAGCTCTATCGGAGAGGTTGTTATTGCAGCTAAGCAAGCTATGGACTGGTTACAGTCTGTTGCTCGTATAGCTGCTAAAGATGGCTTACCAATACACTGGCACACACCTATGGGCTTTCCGGTCCTACAGAACTACTACGAGTCTGACGTTAAGCGTGTTCGAGTCATGATGGGTACACAACAGATATCTCTACGTACTCAGGTTGACAGCACACGTATTAACAAACGAAGGATGGCACAAGGTATTGCACCTAATGTTGTTCACTCGTGGGATGCTGCACACATGATGCGTACTATCATTAAGTGTAAGGATGCAGGCATTGAACACTTCTCTATGATTCATGATAGCTATGGTACACACGCATGCGATGTGGAGACTATGGCTACCTGCTTACGAGAAGCTTTCATTGAGCAGTACACTCCAGACTTACTGGAGGAATTCAAACAGGAAATCATGAAGCAGCTACCGGACAAGCTAATAGAAAAGCTACCTGACATACCGCCCAAAGGCACATTGGATTTATCTTTGGTCTTACAATCAGAGTTTTTCTTCGCCTAATGATTCCGCAAATGAGAGTATCTCAGGGACGAGATATTCAATGTGTACCCTTTAGTATTAACCACAACAACTTTGAGAGGACTGGATGAATGAATTAATTAGCAGAGACAAATTTAACTTTGCAAATAGTGAAGACACAGCTGTAAGTACGTTCTATTTGATAGACCGGCTGCAGACACTTCCAGAAGAACATCAAGTGATGGCTTTGTCCTCACTTTTTCTACTTATTTGTAAGAGATACAACGTGTCACCTAACTGGGCTTTAGAGCATGTAGATAGAGTGATGAAGGACCATGAAGACAATCGATATTGGGCAAGGCAGTGGACTGCTATTGAAGAGTATCTGGAGAAAGAACTACCATGATAAAGATTCAGAACAAGAACACTAAGCCTGGAGTTACACTCATGCCTAATCACTTCAAGTTTCAATCTGAAGAGGTCCGCATGTTTCAAGCTACAGAAGTTATCAGCATAACTGATGAAGATACTGGAGTAGTTACTCAAGTTAATTCAGTAGGTCGAACCATCAAATATGGCATGCCTCGTTCCACACGCAGGATGGTCGCACTAGAGCAACGTAAGCTTAAACGTAAGGAGTTATGCAATGCGAATTGAAGAAACATGGGCGTACCATAATGCTGTACTAACAATGAAACGAGGTGACCCGATACCGGTAGACCTTGAAGCTTCACTAATGGAAATGGGATGTGATGTCCCTGCTCTTAAAGAACAACACGAAATATAACTTTAAAGGAAACAAATAATATGGCTAAGAAAAAATACTTAACGTCACCAGAAGGTAAAGCAGTATACCCATGGTTGAATACACCTGACACGAAGTTTAATAAAGGTGGAGAGTTCAAGCTTACTCTAGAGTTAACGGCAGAAGATGCTGAAGATATTACTCACCTGATTAATGAAGTAATTGAAACTGAGTACGCTGACCGAGTAGAGAAAGCTAAACCTCAAGACAAGAAGAAGATTGTCAAACAGTTTCCATACGAGAATGTATGTGATGATACCGGTGAAGAGACTGGTGATGTTGGCTTCAAGTTTAAGATGAACCATACCATCGTTACTAAGAAAGATGAGACTTTCAAACAGTCACCTGATTTGTTTGATAAGTATGGCACGACAGTTACCGATAACATCTATGGTGGCAGTCGAGTTAAGTGTGCATATGAACTAGTACCTTACTTCATAGGCAAAGATAAAGCTGTAGGTTGTTCACTACGGTTACGTGCAGTACAAGTACTTGAGTTAGTTTCTGGTTCAGGTGGCTCAGCAGATGCTTTCGGATTTGAAACTGAAGCTCTACCTGAAGCTGCTGAAGTAGCAGAAGCTGCTGATGATTCTGAAGGGGAATCAGACGACTTCTAGTCCTCCTCGTCTTAGTTTATATATTCCCCTTAACCCTGTCCCTGCCTCTCGCCCTCGGGTGACGAGGTGGGGCGTTTATTATGGGAAGAAATATACACAATGGCGAAAGGATGCTGAAAAGTATCTTCTAGATAACCCTCCAACTGTAACCCAACAGTTTACACAAGCAGTAGAGCTACAGCTTAACCATGTTGTAGTCAAACCACGAACATCAAAGCTTGAATATCCTAGACCTGATATCGATAACTACGATAAGGCAGCTATGGATGCAATCACCTCGTATACAGACATATGGACTGACGATTGTCTGGTACGTAAGAAACTATCTCATAAACAATTTGCTAAGACGGATACTCCTCAAGGCACATACATAACAATAAATAATTATAAATAATATGACACAAAAGAAATTACAGAGGGTGGACTACATTGTGGTCCACTGCTCTGCTACTCCCGCCAAGATGGACATAGGTGTGGATGATATAGATAGGTGGCATCGAGAACAGGGCTTCTTCAAAGTAGGATATCACGCAGTAATCCGTAGAAACGGTAAGGTCGAATGGGGCAGAGCTCCTAATGAAATAGGCGCACATGCTTATGGTGCTAACTCTAAGTCTGTAGGTATCTGCTTAGTAGGTGGTATGGATGAACGTAATAAGAATCCAGAGCAGAACTATACGCCTGAGCAATACGTAGCTTTACGTTATGCAATCCTTTATTTCAAAGGACTATATCCAAGCCAAGACTGTTCAGTCATAGGTCATCGAGATGTGAAGGGTACAAACAAAGCTTGCCCATCATTTGATGCCGGTGAGTGGTGGAGGTTACATGCTTCCGACTAAATACCAAGAGTTCATTCACTTATCCAGGTACGCAAGATTCAGAGATGTAGAAGGACGTAGAGAAACTTGGAGTGAGACTGTCGATAGACTTATAAGTTATTGGTACGAGAAGCTTGATGGTAAGGAAGACTTGTCTGAGATAGAAGACGCAATCCTTAATCTAGATGTAATGCCAAGTATGCGTTCATTGATGACTGCAGGCGATGCTTTAGATAGAGATAATGTTGCAGGATATAACTGTAGCTATCTACCTATAGACCATCCTCGAGCATTCGATGAAGCAATGTACATCCTCATGTGTGGTACTGGTGTGGGGTTCTCTGTTGAAAGACAGTTCACTAGCAAACTACCAGTAGTCTCGGAGGAATTTCATGAAACATCTACAACTATCAAAGTCCGTGACAGTAAAATTGGATGGGCTTCTGCTTACAAAGAACTTATTGCCCTTCTCTATCAAGGCAGGATTCCGGAATGGGACGTTAGTGGGGTGCGAGGTGCGGGTGAACGGCTTAAAACTTTCGGAGGAAGAGCTAGCGGAGCAGAACCTCTTGAAGATTTGTTCCGATTTACTATTGCCACATTTAAGCGAGGAGCAGGCAGAAAGTTATCTTCGTTAGAATGTCATGACTTGATGTGTAAGGTAGGTGAGATAGTAGTAGTAGGTGGGGTCCGTAGGTCTGCACTTATATCATTGTCTAACTTATCAGATGACAGAATGCGTGAAGCTAAGAGTGGACAGTGGTGGGAACACGACAGTCAACGAGCATTAGCTAACAACTCTGTTTCATATACTGAGAAACCTGACATGACTGCATTCATGAAAGAGTGGAAAGCTCTCTACATGAGTAAGTCTGGTGAGCGTGGAATCTTTAACCGTAACGCAGCTAAGAAGTTAGCTCCTGAACGTAGAGATACAGACCATGAGTTTGGTACTAACCCTTGTAGTGAAATTGTATTACGACCTAATCAGTTCTGTAACTTAACAGAAGTTATAGTCAGACCTGAAGACACACTTGATGAACTCAAGGAGAAGGTACGTATAGCAACCATTATAGGTACATTCCAATCTACCCTTACTAACTTCAGATACCTCCGCAGTATTTGGCAGAAAAATACAGAGGAGGAAAGGTTACTTGGAGTTTCCCTGACTGGCATATGTGACCATCCAATCTTGAATGGAGGAGCTAGTGTTGTCTATACAGATTTAACTACTGATGGACAGACACGCATGCCGAAGTTGAGACTGGAGAAATGGCTACGAGAAATGAAGGAGGTGGCTATTGAAACGAACAAGACTTGGGCAGATAGGCTTGGTATTCCTGTTAGTACCAGTATCACCTGTGTTAAGCCTAGTGGTACTGTATCTCAGCTCACCGACACAGCTAGTGGTATCCATCCTAGACACAGTGACTACTATGTTAGGACTGTAAGGCAGGACAACAAGGACCCACTCACTCAGTTCATGATTGATAAGGGGTTTGTACATGAGCCTGCTTTCGGAAAGGAAGACACAACAACTGTCTTTAGTTTTCCTGCCAAGAGCCCTGAGAATTCACTGATGCGTGACGATAGAAATGCTATAGAGCAATTAGAACTATGGCTTACCTATCAGCTGCATTGGTGTGAACACAAACCTTCAATCACTGTTTATGTTATGGAACATGAATGGATGGAAGTAGGTGCGTGGGTGTATAAGCACTTTGATTATATGTCAGGCGTATCATTCCTACCATTTGATGGAGGGAGTTATAAGCAAGCACCTTATCAAGACTGTACCAAGGAAGAGTACGAGGAGTTACTAGCACTAACACCTGAAGTAGATTGGACTGAACTAGTAGAGAACGAGGACAACACAACATCAAGTCAAACGCTTGCGTGTGTTGGTCCGTCCTGCGAAATTTAGCAAAGCGTACCCTTTAGTATTAACAACAGCCCTGCTCAAGAAATTGAGTGGGGTTTTTTATTTTAACGGATGGAGAATCCTATGACACAAGTAGAACGAATTAAACAACACTTAAAAGACAACAAGTCTATCACCCCTATGGAAGCACTCATGGTGTACGGCATCTATCGACTATCAGCAGTCATCTTAACACTGCGACAAGCAGGGTTAGATATTGTAACCAACATGAAAGCTGATGAGTCAGGTAAGAAGTACGCCCAATATAAACTAGCTTAAGGAGTCAACATGTACGGTAATCAAACTGAAGTAACCAAGAACAACAAGGTAGTTTTACCTGTACGTGCTGCTCTTCAAGAGGCAGTTTCTAATAACAGTGGTTCTTCTTTACGCTCTCGTGTGAAGAAAGAACTGCGAAGAAATTCTGGAATAATATTCAGACGACAATGGTGGAACAGTGTTAGCCATAAGCAGGTCACCAGTAAGGACTGGTCGAATGACATGCGTAACCGTATTAAAGCAGAGAAGATTGCTGCTCGACAAGAGGTAGCGAATGCCTCATGAAACTGAAAGCGAACTGGTTGCAATGGCGCCGTGTCCGGAATGTGGCAGCAAGGATAATCTTGCACGTTATGATGATGGTCACGGTTACTGTTTTGGTTGTGAGCATTACGAGCATGCTACCGATGGTGGTGATAGCAGTAGCAAGCCAGATGTCATACGACAAACTTCATTCTTACTTGGTGAAGTTTTACCTTTAGGTAAACGTAAGATACCTGAGAAGACTTGTCGTAAGTTTGGATACTATGTAGGTGAAGATAGTAAAGGTAAGAAGGTCCAGTTAGCTAACTACAAAGATGAAGAAGGCAATGAGAAATGCCAGAAGATTCGATGGGCTAACAAAGACTTCAAACTAGTAGGTGACACTAAGAAACCTCCACTCTATGGGATGCATCTATGGAAACGTGGTGGTCGAAAGATAATTGTTACTGAAGGTGAGCTCGACTGTCTGTCAGTCTCTACAGTTCAAGACGATAAGTGGCCTGTAGTCTCTCTACCCATTGGAGCTACCTCTGCTAAGAAAGCATTGACCAACAATCTAGAATACCTGGAGTCCTTTGAAGAAGTAATCTTAATGTTTGATGATGATGAAGCGGGACACAGAGCAGTGGCTAATTGTGTTGGCTTACTCACGCCATCAAAGCTGAAGGTTACATACATCGATGGATTCAAGGATGCCAATGAAGCATTGCAAGCAGGTCGCAAAGATTTGATTATCGCTGCTATCTGGAATGCTAAAGGTATCAAGATTGATGGAGTGTTCTCTGCCGGTGATGTACTCGATGGACATATGGTAGAGCTAGAAGAGGGTAAGTCATTTCCTTGGGACAGTGTAACTGAGATAACACATGGTCAACGACCACATGAAATCTATGGTTACGGTGCAGGTACAGGTGTAGGTAAGACTGATACCTTCAAAGAAATACTGGCCCACAACATGAAGGTACACAAGCAGAAGTGTGGAACCATACTCATGGAAGAACCTAACCTGAACCTAACCTTGTCAACTGTAGCCGGTAAGATGGACTCAGCTATCTATCATGTGAACATTGCAGATAGAGATGAAGTTAAATACAAAGCCACTAAAGAATCTCTAAGGGAAATGTTGGTGATGTATCAGGTAGGTGGTGCACTAGATATTGAAACACTTATGACAACTATCAGATTCATGGTAGTTGCTGAAGGTTGTGAACATATCTTCTTGGACCACATAACTTACATACTCGATGGAGAGGAAGGTGATGCACAGCTCAGTGCTATGAAGAGACTGATGCGTGGACTCAACGACCTTAACAAAGAGTTACCCTTCACGCTGCACTACATCTCACACTTACGTAAAGCAACCAATGGACGCAAGCCACATGAAGAAGGTGGACGTGTCTACATGGATGACTTCTCAGGTGGTAAGGCAGCAACTCAGTACGCAAACATTGTGTTCGGTATGGAACGTGACCAACAAGGTGACGAGACAAACACATCACAACTACGTTGTCTTAAAGACAGACTAACAGGTCAGGCAGTGGGTAAGGTTATTCACTTACGTTACAACCCTGAGACTGGGAGAAATCTTGAGGATAGCGATAACCCTTTTGATAATGAAGTAGCAAGTTCAGGGGAATTTTAATAACAAACCGGAGGTGGTTCGATGTTGGTATTTGATATAGAAACAAACGGACTACTTCCGGATGTTAATAAGATTCATTGTGTAGCGTCTGAAGATACAGTGACTGGTGAGAAGCGTGTGTCTAATAGAAACAAGATGTCTGACATGTTGGACCACTTAACAATGATTCAAGATGCACCAGAGATAAGTGGTCACAACATCATTGGTTATGACATACCTGTTATTCAGAAGATGTATCCATGGTTCAAACCTAAAGGTGTTATCAGAGATACACTAACGATGTCTTCAGTTATCTATCCGAACATGATGGATGCTGACTATGCCATGTCTGCTAAGCGTACCTGGATAGCTCCATTCTTATTTGGTAGACACTCATTGGAATCTTGGGGTGCACGATTAGGTTGCCCTAAAGATGACTACAAGGCTCGATGTAAAGAGAAAGGTATTGACCCTTGGGCAGAGTGGAACCAAGACATGGAAGACTACTGCGTACAGGATGTAACGACTAACGTTACGTTGTACAAGAAGTTAGCAGCTAAGAAGTATAGTGAAGAATGTTTGGAACTGGAACATCACACTCAGACCATCATAGCTCGTCAAGAGAGACATGGTTTTCTGTTTGATGTTGAAGCAGCCGGTAAACTGTATGGCAAACTGAAGCTAAGAGAACAAGAACTATTCAGTGTCCTAGAGAAGCAGTATCCATCATGGGAAATTAAACTCCCAGACTTCATTCCCAAACGGAATAATAAAACCAAAGGGTATGTAGCAGGTGTTCCAGTTCCACGCTCCAAAACTGTAGTGTTCAATCCTTCAAGCAACGACCATGTAGCTTACGTATTACAACGTGACTATAAGTGGAAGCCTCAAGAATACACTAAGAGTGGCAAGGTAAAGGTTGATGCAGAAATACTAGGTGCACTTAAGTATAAAGGTATTGAAGAACTAGTAGAGTACGCAACCATAGCTAAGAGAATCTCTCAGATAGCTACTGGTAATCAAGCTTGGTTGAAGAAGTATCGAGTGAGTAACTCAAGGATGCATGGAAGTGTAAAGACTAACGGTGCTATCACAGGTCGTATGACACATTCACATCCTAACATGGCACAAGTACCTGCAAGCTACAGTCCGTATGGTACTGAGTGCCGTGCACTTTTTGGAGTTCCTAAAGGCAAGAAGCTAGTCGGCTGTGATGCTGATGGTTTAGAGCTGCGTTGTTTAGCACACTACATGGCATTATTTGATGGAGGTAAGTATGCAGAGACTGTCGTTAAAGGTCGTAAGGAAGATGGTACTGACGCTCATTCAGTTAATCAAAAAGCTGTTGGGCTCAATACTAGAGATAATGCGAAGACGTATTTCTATGCGCTCATATATGGAGCGGGAGATGAAAAGTTGGGCTCAATTGTTTACGAGGACATGAACAAGAAGACTCGACCTAAAGCTTCTAAAGCTCTGTTCATGAAGTTAGGAAAAGCATCGAAGGTTAACCTCGAGGAGAACCTACCTGCGTTAGCGAAACTCACCAAGGCAGTTAAGAAAAAAGCTAAGGCAACAGGTCACTTGGTTGCATTGGATGGTCGTCTACTCCCAGTACGTAATCAACATGCAGCATTGAATGTTTTACTGCAAGGGTGTGGTGCGATTATCATGAAGAAAGCTTTATGTTTACTTGATGACCACGCCAGAGAAGTAGGACATGACTATGAGTTTACGGCAAATGTCCACGATGAGTTTCAGGCTGAAGTGTTAGAGGAGCAGGCTAAATCATTTGGAGACTTTGCGTGTTTGTCTATAGAAGAAGCAGGATTGTACTATAACTTTAGATGTCCGTTAGCGGGTAGTTCTGCTATCGGTGATAACTGGAGTCAGACTCATTAACGTATGGTTATTACGCACAAGGAAGTGCTGTGGTAATTGTGATGAAGTTAAGCCTATCGAAAGATTTAGTAAGTGTAAACGTGAAAGGGATGGTAAACAGTCACGCTGTAAGGACTGTGATAATAAGAGAGCTTCTGATACCCGTAAAACAAATAGAAAGAATTACTCTAATTACATTGAATCACGAGGAGGTAAGTGTGAGATATGCGAGGCGAGTTATGACTCGGAAGTATACGTGTTTCATCATGGTGACCCATCATTAAAGGAACAAGGTATTAATAGTAATAAGTTTGCGCTAGGAAGTGCACACCATCTTGAAGCAGAGAAGTGTCACTTGCTATGTGCTAACTGTCATGCACTGGAGCATAAAGCTCTACGTGAAGGAAGTACTTTATTAACTAATAGTTCCACTAACGAGACATAACCGGAGAAGAGTATGACAGTTACAGCTTTAATAGATGCAGACATTGTTGCTTTCCAACAAGCCATTAAATGTCAGGACACTATCGAAGGTTTCACAGAAGAACCAATAGTTAGACTTACAAGGGACGAGGCATGGCTACACAGTGAGATAGATAGTTTCATCGAGTATTTGCTAGAAAAAACTGAAGCGACTAAAGCTATCATCTGCCTATCTGGTAAAGATAACTTTCGGTATGACGTTCTGCCTAGCTATAAACACAACCGCAAGGACACCGACCCTCCACTCTTATTATCAGCAGCCCATAAATACTTGGAGTCAAACTATAAGACTCGCAGGAAGGACAGACTGGAAGCTGATGATGTGATGGGAATACTGAGTACTGATGGTAGAGAGTTTCAGGGTAAGAGAATTATCTGTACCACTGATAAAGACTTATACCAAATACCTGGATATATATTTAACTGGAATAAAGCTGACCGTGGTGTTGAAGAGATAACACACGAAGTAGCTGACATGTTTCATATGGTCCAGACACTGGTAGGTGACACTGCCGATGGTTACCAAGGTGTTCTAGGGATTGGTGAAGGTACTGCTTACAAGCTACTACTCGAAGGACTACAGGACCACAAGACTATGTGGGAAACGGTAGTGGAAGTATATGAGGACAATGGGTGTGCTGAAGAGGATGCATTATGCATGGCTCGAGTAGCACGAATGTGTCGTTATCAAGATTATGATTTTATTAACCAGAAGGAAATATTATGGAATCCGTAACAAAGAAGTCTATCGAAGAAATGTACAATGATAGAAACTTAGAAACATGGCGTAACAGTTATGAAAGTTTAACAGCATTAGGTAAGGCTTCTACAGCTAAACCTAACGTAGCGTCACAGGTACACTACATTGATGGCATACAGCCTATAGAATACATGCAGTCACGTATGAGTCCTCCTCAATTCTGTGGCTACCTTGAAGGTAACATCATCAAGTATATCTCTCGGTATCATCTTAAGGATGGTATCAAAGATTTAGAGAAAGCAAAGGTGTACCTGAACTGGCTATGTGAGTTTAAGTCTACTGGTTCCATTACAATAGAATCAAAGACTTAACGCAAAGCGTACCCTCCTACGGAAATCTCCTCCTAAAGTTACTCCCTGTGTTATGCCAACCTCGGTGTAGTGCAGGGAGGTTTAACTGAGTAAACAATATGACAAATTACATACCCGCTACAACAGTAGACCTCATCCCTTGGCTTAAAGAATTATTCCCTCCTCAATGTATTGCACCTGAAGACACACTTGCAGAAGCTAATAGATATGCAGGAAGAGTGGACCTAATCGCTTTCCTTGAAACTAAACTCAAGCAAGCTGACGAAGACTCTTTAGCCTCCACACTTAATAAGGACTAACACTAATGTGCCTAAGCTCATCCCCTAAAATGCAAGCACCACCTCAAGTAGTGCAACAAGCTCCTCAAGTTGTAACTCCAGAACCTAACAAGCCTCCTCCAGTATTCGGTTCACCTGATAAAGAAGGTAAGAAGAGCTACGCTAAGAAGAAAGGCACGTCAGGATTCCAAATAGATTTACAAGGCATTGAAGGTGAGGACGCTCTAACCGTTCCTAGTACAGTATAACTAATCATGTGTAATGAAGCCCCCGCAGCTAATACTGCTGTCACTACAGCTGATAAGTATTCCCAGTTTTATGTAGGGGATAACTTCAGTGCTGTAGATTTTATGGCTGATGATTCAGTCGATGCTTCTGGATTCAACTTGCAGGTAGCAGATAAGTACGTACCGCATCAAGGTAAGGTAAAAGGTTACTGGACTCAGAAAACTATAGAGAATCTACCAGTAGGCCACTTCGGTAACCGAAAGTATGCAGCCTCTGGTATAACTGACGCAGCTCTCAAAGCTACAGGCGTAGTCCAACCAAACAAACAAGTAGCAGCTAATCAAGAAGCCAGGTCTGCAGTTTCACGTCAAGCAGATGGTTCCTATCTAGGTAACATTACTTCTCGCAAACGAGCAGATGGTACTAATGAATATGGGCGTTATAAATTCTCAAGCCGTCCTCACGGTGAGTACTCCTTAATTGATGGGAAGCTAGGTATCGCTGAACAGAATGATAAGCAGCGAGTAAGACGTGCATCTGATACACGAGGCATAGCTACACATCCCAAACAATCCAAAGCTTCTTCTTCCTTACGGAATGGAGGCTCTGCTAAAAAGAAAGGCACATCTAGCTTTACTGTTGTCCCTGATACTAATAGTGGAGCAGGCAGCAGTGCAGGCTTTACTGTACCTACAGGATAATATATGAATGATGATGGACCACTAAAGTCCAAGTATGGGAAGCTCGAACAGAACCGCAACCCATTCTTGACCAGAGCTCGAAGGGCAGCAGAATTAACATTGCCTTACCTCGTACCAAAAGATGGAGCTACCGGCTCCTCTGAATATCCCACTCCTTACCAATCGTTAGGTGCTAGAGGTGTTTCTAATCTAGCAGCCAAACTATTACTAGCAATTCTCCCTGCAGGCAATGTGTTCTTTAAACTTGATATCGATAAGTTTACTAGAGCAGAAATGGCAGGTGACGATGTAGCTGAAGGTAAGTTCACTAAAGCTTTATCAGATGTAGAAAAGGCAGTGATGCTATACATCGAAGCTTCCCCTATAAGAGTCTCCGTATATGAAGCTCTGAAACATCTTATCGTTGGCGGTAATGCGCTAATACATCTCCCTGATAACAAAGAGAAGACCGCTGATATGCGTGTCTATCCTCTAGCTAAATATGTTGTCAAACGTTCACCAGTCGGACAGATACTAGAAATCATTACTAAAGAATCTGTCAGTGCTGCAGCGTTGTCTCCAGACATTGTTAAAGTGTGTGGTATCAAAGGTGAAGATGATAAGAAGTCTCATGACTTATACACACAAATCATATGGAGTGCCTCTAAGAATAAGTGGTTCGTTAGGCAAGAGCTTAATGGAGTAACTGTTCCCGACTCTCACGGTCATTACCCTAAAGATAAACTCCCATGGTTCGCCCTACGTCTGCATAAGATTGATGGTGAGGATTATGGTAGAGGTTTAGTTGAAGAGTATCTTGGTGATTTAGTATCACTAGAATCTTTAATGAAATCTATTGTCAAAGGAAGTGCTGCAGCTGCAAAGGTTGTATTCTTTAATAGACCAAATGGTGTAACCAAATCAAGAGATGTAACGGCAGCAGAGTCTGGTGATTTTATTACCGGTGACTCGAATGATATCTCAACTTTACAGTTGGATAAATTCAATGACTTCCGTGTAGCTCTAGAAACTATAGGCAGACTTGAAGACAGGCTTACCACAGCATTCATGCTGAGAGAGTCTGTACAGAGAGATGCTGAGCGAGTAACTGCAGAAGAGATTAAGTTCATGGCTGCAGAATTAGATGATGCCCTAGGTGGTGTGTATTCTATTCTGTCACAAGAACTACAGCTCCCTCTAGTAACTCGTGTAATGCTTGATATGGAACGCAAGAACATACTGCCGAACATGCCTAAAGATATTGTAACTCCAGTCATTACGACAGGGTTAGATGCTCTAGGCCGTACTCAGGAACTTGTTAAGTTAGATGCTCTTGTTAATAACCTATTTCAATTAGACCCTCAGTTAGCTAATAAGTATGTAGACATTTCAGAATACATACGCAGACGTGGTGTAGCGCTATCAGTAGATACGGATGGATTAATCCGGTCAGCTGAAGATGTAGCTGCCAGTGATGCACAAGCTAAACAAGAAGCTATGGCACAGGAAGCTATGTCGAAAGGCGTAGGACCTGCAGTCAAAGCTATGGGTGATAATATTAACCAACAACAGTAGAGAAATATATGGCGAACGCTAAACCAGTAAACATGGACCCAGTGGCTCCTGTAGTTAAACCACTGAATAAGACTCCAATTAAAATTAAGTCTGCGAATGAAATGCGTGATGAAGATGGTAATGCGCTACGTGGAACTTACGAATTGCCTAACGGCACGATACGTACACAGAACTAATGGCAACCGAAAACAGTCCCGAACCTGGAACTCCCGAATATGATGCAGCAATGATTGCATTGTCTGATGAACGATTAGGGAATAATTCTGAGGATGTTAAACAAGAGGACGATACGGAGAGTATCCCTGCCAGTAAGCCTGAAGGTGTACCAGATAAATACTGGAATACTGAAACAGGTGTAATTGATTATGCATCTTGGAATACCGAGATGGAATATCTACAAAAGAAAGCTTCAGGTAAAACTGAAGACAAAGTAGAAGATAAAGATGAAGACAAACCTGAACCTAAAGAAGGTGAGGAAGAAGTCAAGGCTGAAGATAAGGATGTAAAGGAAGCTGAAAAGGTACTGGAAGAGAAAGGCTTAGAGATGACTGAGTTTAACGAGGAGTTCGCTGCAACAGGTGAGCTATCGAAAGACAGTTATGACAAGCTAGACAAGGCCGGTATACCAGAAAGCATGGTTAATGCCTTTATAGCAGGACAGGAAGCTCTAGCTAATCAGCAACGAGCTACTACTCTAGAACCTATCGGTGGTGAAGAAGAGTTCACGAAGATGACTTCATGGATGGCTGCTAATTTAAAGCCTGAAGAGATGAAAGCATACAATGAACAAGTAGCTACTGAAAATCTTACTACTACACAAAATGCTATATCTAATATGTACACTAAGTATACCGACTCTGTTGGTGTAGGTGGTGAACTAATAGGTGGAAGCGAAGTTACTGATTCTAATAGTGGCTTCAGTACACGGTCAGAAATGACTGGTGCGATTAATGACAAGCGTTATGGTCAAGACCCGCAGTACACAAAACAAATAGAAGACAAGCTTAAGGCAACCCCTGAATCTTTCTTCTAGACGTACCTGTCGATTCAAGAAGTAGTCACCAATAGCCCGACTGAGGTTGGACAACTTTTGACAATGACTGACAGAAAGAATGACAACCCCTCCGTTCCGCAAGGAACATTTGTCAATTCAAAATAGGTAATAATAATATGACTGCTGCTACAGTCTCACGTCTAGGCCAAGTAAATAAAGCCGGTGACGTGGATTCTATGTTTCTAAAAGTTTACTCCGGTGAAATTATAGCAACATACGACAATGTAAATGTGATGCAAGATAAGCATCGCACACGTAATATCTCTAACGGTAAGAGTGCTTAACAAAATTGGGTTCTCTCTAAACATTTCTTTAATTGCTGGAACATCTCTACGAGACAATCAGCAGCGAAGCCTAACCGAAAGGTAGGAACGTTCAACGACTATCGCGTAAGCGAGTACATCCAAGTGGATGGAAACAGGAAAATTACAACATAAAAATATGTAAACTCTGCGGGACTGAAAAGCCTCTTGACGAATACTATTTTAGAAAAGATTCAAATACACATAAGAACGAATGTAAGACGTGTGTAAAGGAACGTGAAGCTGTACGTAAGTATGGAATAACTAATCTTGACTATGAGAAGATGTTCATCAAGCAGCAGGGTAAGTGTGGTATATGTAGTTCTAAAATGAACTCATCCCGATATACCAAGTTTGCTATAGACCATTGCCATAGAAGTGGCAGAGTAAGAGGTCTATTATGCACACAATGCAACACAGCTTTAGGTCTATTAAAAGATAGTCCTGAAAGATTAATGTCTGCAATCACTTACTTAGAAAGTAATAAGATATAGTCTACTCTGCATAGCAATATGCAGCAGCCGAAAGGCGATTAAGGTGTAACGAACCTTAATGAATATAATGCAATTCCCAGTAGTTGGTGATGCAAGCGCAGCTTATCATACTCCAGGTGCTGAAATCGTTGGTACTGCAATCGCTCACAATGAGAAGGTTATCGTAATCGATGATGTTCTATTGTCTGATGTGTTTATTGCAAACATCGATGAAGCTAAGTCTCACTACGATGTACGTGGTGTCTATTCTAAGAAGCAAGGTACTAAGCTTTCTAATGTATATGATGCTAACGTTCAACAGGTAATTTGTCTTGCAGCTCGTGCTGCAGCTACGATTACTGGTGGTGATGGTGGTACGGTACTAACCGCTGCAGGTTATGCAACGACTGGTTCTACTATAGCTGCCGGTGTATTTGATGCTGCTCAAGCATTGGATGAACACAACGCACCTGAAGATGACCGCTATTGTAACTTACGTCCTGCACAATACTACTTAGTAGCGCAGACCACTGATGTCATTAATCGTGACTGGGGTGGTTCTGGTGTTTACGCTGATGGTAAGGTATTAAAGGTTGCCGGTATTTCATTCGTGAAGACCAATCAACTTCCTTCTACCAACGTAACGACTGGTCCTGCAGCATACCAAGGTAACTTCGCAACCCTACAGGGTTTGGTTTACCACAAGGATGCAGCCGGTACTGTTAAGCTTATGGACTTAGGTATTGAAACCGAATACGACATGCGCAGACAAGGTAATCTTATGATTGCTAAGTACGCTGTTGGTCACGGTATCTTACAACCTGAGTGTGCAGTAGAACTTAAATCTGCTTAATCGTAGTTTAAGTAACCCAACCAAATCCCCTCCTTGTTAATTCATCGAGGGGATTTTTTTAATTATACTTCAGGAAAACATATGATACTAACCCCAACTACTGAGCTTGAAGCTGTCAACATCATGCTTGGAACAATAGGTCAGTCACCTATTAGCGTACTTCCATCGGCTTCAGAATCTAATGCTCTAGTTGATGCTGTAGTTGCTGAGTCTGTATTAAGAGAAATAGCTCGTGACGTGCTGCAAGAAGGTTGGCACTTCAACACTAACATTGATTACGCTATAGCTCCGGACGTGAGTGGATATATAAATGTCCCTACGAATACGTTGAGCTTAGAACTTACAAAATACTTTCCTACACAAGATGTCACCCTTCGTGGTGTCAAGATGTGGGACCGAGAGAACAACACTTATGTGTTCACTGAAACACTTAAGTTTAACATTATAATGTTTCTAGACCTCATAGACTTACCAGAGCCTGCTCGTAGATACATTACAATCAGAGCTGCTCGTACCTTTCAAGACAGACAGTTTGGTAGTGATACCATCCATGTATATACCACAGGTGATGAAGACAGAGCTCGAGCTAACATAGAGCGAGAAGAACATCGGTCAGCAAAGCATAACATTCTTGATGATGCAGCTACCGGTGAAGCTATAGTGAGGCGATAAGATGGGAACTAAAACTACTTCCAACTTAGTCAACAAACCAATAGCTAGTCTTATAAATGGCATAAGCCAACAACCGGCAGCTCTACGTCTAGACTCTCAAGCAGAGCTACAGTCCAACTGCTATGCCTCACTTGTAGAAGGACTACAGAAAAGACCTCCTGCTCGTAAGGTAGGTAAACTTAATGCTGACACTGATGAAGATAGCTTTGTACATTACATAAACAGAGACACTACTGAACAGTATGTATTAATCATTAAAGATGGTTCATTGAATGTATACGACTTATCGGATGCTTCCAGTAACACTATTACTTACACAGCCAGTGCTACCTATTTAGACTGCACAGGAGCTCCTCGTGACGTGTTCTCAGTGGTTACCATTGCTGACTATACATTCATAGTGAATAAAGAAAAGACTGTCACAATGGCAGGAGGTGTGACCGGTGGTACAGCTGCAGGTACAGTACAGGACTTTGCGTCACTGCCAGGTTCTCCAACAACTAATGATGTGTATGAAGTTGCAGGTGATGTAAACAATGCCTTTGATAATTACTATGTTAAATGGGATGGTAGTACTTGGAGAGAAAGCCCGAAGGTTGGTATAGCAAATACCATAACCGATACAACCATGCCACATACACTCGCACGTACTGGAGCCTCTACGTTTACTTTTGATGTAGTTGCTTGGGGTACACGAGATGTAGGAGACTTAACGTCTTCACCGGACCCTTCATTCATTGGTAAGAACATTAATGATATATTCTTCCATAGGAACCGATTAGGATTCTTAGCAGGTGATAACATCATCCTGTCCACTTCTCCTAGTTCAGACTTCGACTTCTTCAGAGAATCAGCAACAGTGCTTATAGATTCTGACCCTATCGATATTGCAGCTTCACATACTAAGGTATCTACCCTGTATCATGCTGTACCCTTCGACCAGTCATTACTATTATTCTCTGAGCAAACACAGTTCATATTATCAGGCTCCAATATACTAACACCTTCCTCAGCTACTATAGATGTGACTACAGAGTTTGAAGCTTCTGTAGCAGCTAAGCCGGTAGGTGCAGGTCCTAATGTATATTTCATTGTTCCTAAAGGTGAGTTCTCTGGTGTACGTGAATACTTTGTAGAAGATGAAGTCACTACTAATGATGCTGCAGACATAACAGCGCATGCACCTACTTATATAGCAGGCAATGTGTTTGAACTAGAGGCTTCCTCTAATGAAGATGTATTGATTGCACTAAGTACTAATGAGCGTAACAAGTTGTGGCTCTATAAGTATTTCTGGCAGGGTGACGAGAAGGTTCAGTCCTCATGGTCCACATGGGAGTTTGGAGCTAACGATGTACTGATGGGTACAGGTATGATTCAAACAGACTTGTATGTAGTTTCTAAACGTACCGATGGTACATACTTAGAAGTCATCAAGTTACAAGAGAACCTGACAGATGGTAATAACGGTTACCAATGTCTACTTGATAGACGAGAAGAGTTAACCGGTAGCTACAGCTCAGGTACAGGATTAACTACATGGACGGTTGCTTGTCCTCATATAAATGAGCTAGAAGTTATTCTAGGTGATTCATTCACTAACAGTATCGGCAAGAAGCTTAATGTTTCTTATCCTTCCACTACTACCGTAACAGCTCAAGGTGACTATTCATCTGGAACATGTTTCGTTGGTAAGCCTTATTCAAAAACATATACATTCTCAGAGTTCTATCTAAGAGATGCCAATAAGAATGCTTTACGCAATGGCAGATTAATGATGAAAGACATGCAGCTTCACTATATTGATAGTGGATACTTTAAGGTAACTGTTACCCCACTATACCGTAACCCATACACTTATGAGTTCACAGGTAAAGTATTGGGAGCAGGTGGTTTCTTATTGGGTTCACTGCAAGTAGTTGATGGTGAGTTTACAGTTCCACTTAGAGCTGACTCAAGGGAGTTAACAATAACACTGACGAATGACTCACACTTACCGAGTATTATTCAATCAGCAGAATGGAACGCATTATATCATGGAAACGTACCACGTACCTGAAGCTAGACGTGCAACCTTATTGGATGCAATAACAGTTTCTAATAACTTAAGGACTGCCGACCAGTTGGAGCTTCAAGCTATCCACGGTGTCGATGCAGACTTTCAGTTACTCTTGGCTCGTTCTTGGAAAGCATCTTCACAGGTGTGGACCATTGTACGTGATAATGTACCTATAGGTATCTTTGGTGTAGCTCCAGTCCATGGGACTTGGGGCGCACCTTGGTTGCTTGCTACTGATGAATTGCCACGTATAGCAAAGTCATTCCTTAAGCATTGTCCTGAATATGTAGAGTTTATGTTAGATGAATATCCTAACTTAATTAACTACGCACACAAACACAATAAGATTCACCTAGCATGGCTAAGACATTTAGGGTTTACCTTGATGCCTACTGTAGGTGAGTTCCAACCATTCATAAAAACAAGAGGTACGCCTGATGTGTGAACCATCAACATTAGCAATGATGTCTTTTGCACTGACAGCTGTCTCTACTGTTTCAAGTTTCTTTGGAGCACAGCAAGATGCAGACTATCAATATGCTGCAGCAGACTCAGAGTATATACAATTAAACCAAGACCTAACTGACCAGAGTCTTGAAGTTGACCAATCTGCAGGTGCAGAGAAGAGTGACATAGCTATCGAAGCTTTAAGAGCTAAAGGTAAAGCTAAAGTTGCTTCAAGTGAAAATGCCGGTATGGGTTTAACTACACAATTATTATTACAAGATGTTTACGCTCAAGAAGGTCGGGAGCAGACTGCGGTTGAAACTGGCAGGCAGCGTAAGCAATCACAGATAGAGCGTGAGAGGGAAGGTTTAAAGAACCGATACTATCAGCGCACTTCTCAAATACAACAACCAAGTCTTATTGGTGCAGGGCTACAACTAGCCGGAGCAGGAGTCGATGCTTATGGCTCAGTCCAGAAGAAGAAAACTGATACCAAGAAGAAGGTTTAGTAACCATACATTATTGAGGTAATTAAATGGGCGTAACATCTAGAAGTGACTCTACCAGTCGTAGAGTCACATCAGCTCCAGTGCCAGAAGCACGAGTAGCTAACACAGCCGTGGCTGTACAAGCAGGACCTGTTGAAAGATATGCAGGTGCACCTACTAGTAACTTAACGATACTAGGTGATGCATTAGAGAAGGCTTCTCCACAATTCAAAGCCTTCCTTAAGACCAGGCAAACACAGAATGAAAATGATGATTTGTTTGAAGGTAAGCTGCAAGCAAAGAAAGATTCAATAGGCAATGAAGTTGATGAAGGTATCGCATTTGATTCCTTAAAGAGCGAACAGACAGCTGCATTCCAGAAAGGCTATGTAGCTATGATGGGTATGATGGCAGGACAACGTAAGTCTGCAGAGCTCCAACAGATTATACAAACAGAAGTCTATGAGAAAGACGGAGACTTCGATACTGTTGTTAATGGTTTCTTAAATGAAAACATGCAGGGCCTCGATGACGTTGACTACAGCATGCCTTTCCTACAAGAGATAGCTGCAATAGAAGATAAAGCTAGACTAGACTATGTTGACTACCAGAAAGCTGCTATCGATGTAGAGAAGCAAACTGGTTACAGTGAAATGATGGGTAAGATGGCAGAATCTATAGAAGGCTCTACTCCTGAGCAGATGGTTATAAACATGGAAGCTGCAGAAGCTAACGGAAGAGCGTTAGGTTTAGACCATGCGACCATGAATGAAATAACTGTCGATAGGTTTATAGCACTAGCTAATGATGGTAGACCAGAGCTATTAGAGTTCTTCAAGTTAAAAAGAAGTAATGGCTCTCAAGGTTTATGGCACAACCCTAAATGGACAGCTAAGTTAGATAAAGCTTTAGATTCAGCTATAGGTGTTCAGACAAGACAGCTAGAAGCTCAACAGAAAGCTTCTGATAAAGAGATTGCAGCCAATAAGAAAGCTAAACAGTCAGACCTAATAGCTAGGTTGATGAATGGTGAAGATATTTATAGTGCACTGTTTGAAGCTACCGCTAATCATGAGATAGAACCTTCAGCTTCACAGGCATTGTTTGGCATAGTTCGTTCTATAAGCAACGACCAAGACTCTAACATTAAAGAAGCTGCAGAGGGTGATAGAGAAGCTAAGAAGAATGTCCTGAGCTACAGAATACTATCAGGTGCTTTAGGTAGTGATGACGTTATGAAAGAGTGGTCCAGTGACCCGAGCTCTTTGAAGTCAGGAGATTGGACAGGACTTATGGCTGATGCACAAGAGATGGAAGACCCTAATGGTATCTTTCAATCTGAAGACTACAAAGCAAGTGTACGTTTACTGAAAGTAATAGAGCCACGTAAAGACGCTACCGGTATTAATTTCGTAGACCCTGAACAAGGGGTTATCTATCGTGAAGCAATGAATGAGTTCTACAGACGTGTCCGGAAGCTTGATGCTGAAGATGCTGCTAACTTCGACTCATTGAATGAGCTCACTAAAGAGGTACGAGAAAAGTACGAGAAGCAGACTAACGACTTAACCTCTCGTTACGAGAAGCAATTAACCTACCCAACATTCGCTGAGTTTAATTTACATTTAGATGACTTCACTGAAGAAGAAGGTCGTAAACAACTTGAACTCTTTAAGTTACTGGAATTAATATAATGGAAGAAATGATTGAAGAAGGTGAAGACGTAAACGAAGCTTATGCTGTTGAACGTCAAGCTACTGAAAGCACCAGTACTTGGAAAGATGAAGTACGTGAGAGAGCTGCAGCTATCAAGGCAAAGACTCCAGAAACTAAAGTTCAAACTATAGATGAAACTGGAGATGACTCTGGTTTCTTCAGCATAGTTGGAGACACACTCAAAGGTACAGTTGCAGGACCAGTAGAAGCCACTAAAGAAGCACTCGAAGCTGTAGCTTCCGCTACGGCATGGGGTGCAGAAAAAGTAGGTGTAGATACTGATGGTCCCTTATGGGATACGTTACAAGACATGGGTACTAACGAGGCGATTCAGCCAGAAGGTACTGCCGGTCATGTAGCTAAAGGTCTTACACAGTTCCTTACAGGATTTATACCGGCATTCAAGTTAGCCAAAGCTGCAAAGCTTGGAACAGTAGCTGCAGGTTTCGCTGCCGGTGGTGCTGCAGATGCTATTGTCTTTGACCCTAATGACCCTAACCTCACACGTTTCTTAGATGATAATGGTTGGATGGCAGAACCAGTAACAGAGTTTCTAGCTACTGACCCTAATGACCATGAAGCTGTTAACAGACTACGTAATGTACTCGAAGGTGGAATACTCGGTGTTGTAGGTGAAGGAGCTGTTCGTGGATTGATGGGTGCATTTAAAGCCTATCGAGCTACTGGTGCAGCAGGCCGTGCTAAAGCTAACCCTGATAACGTTGAAATCCCTGATGAAGTAGTTTCAGATTTAGGTGATGACGTTCAGACTGAGTTTATATCTGAAGATGTAGCTAAGGATACTACAAGTGTACCTGACAGCGTTGATATGAATGTAGAAGCACCACTTAATACAGAGCCAGAAGGTACACTAACTAAGATTAAAGTCTCTAAGACTTTTAAGACTGAATTAGAAAAACATCCTGATGGTACTACCCTATTAAACATAGATGTGAAAGGTGGCTCTGCAGTAGAGCTGCATGATTTTGGTCATGATTTTGGATTAGATAACAATGTTGCTAATCCTATACAGGCTATGGGTAGTGAAGGTGGCAGAACTCGTATACGTTTAGATTCCAAGATGGTAGCTGAGTTTGTTGACTATGTAGAGATGGGAGTAGCCGAAGGTATAAAGCTATCTGCAGGAGCTAGGGCTGCGCTTAAACATCTAACAGATAATGCAGGTATGGAAGCTCTTCCTAATAAACCTAAAGCTGTAGAGACTGACATAGTTCCTACTAACAAGCTCGATGAAAAAGATATCAACAACATGGCAGAACAAGCCATACATGGAGCCGGTAGAGTAGCAGACAACCTTGATGATTCAGCTAGAAGTTTCAACCAAGAGCATATCAACAGCTCTGAAGATGTTCGTAAGTTACTGGACATTACAGATGCAGGTGCTCCTGAATTAATTGATGAAGCTAAACGTGGAGTACAGTCTCTTGCAGACACTAAACGTAATGCTCAAGAACTAGCTGACTTAACTGGAGCTCCCTTAAAGAAGATATCCGAACTGTATGACAGTGCTAAAGGATTAGACTATAAGATGCTTCACGCACGTCAGACGTTGTTATCCTCTGCTGATGAGCTAGTTAAGATAGCCAAGATTGCCAGTGCTTCTGGTACACCTCAAGACATGATACGTGTACGTAGACAGATGGCTATACATGCAGCACTACAGGCTGAAGTTAAAGGTACACAAACTGAGATAGCACGAGCGTTAAATGCTATGAAGGTTGGTGCAGATGCTAACGATGCATTTGATACTTTAAGTTTACTTGGTGGTGAAGGTGTTAGTCGTAAGTCACTTAAGCGTATTATCGAATTAGCAGACACACCGAACAAGCTCAATAAGTTCACACGTAAAGGTGTATGGGCTAAGAGTAGAGATGCAGTATTAGAATACTTCATTAACTCAATACTATCTGGTCCTGCTACACAAGTAGTCAATATTACCTCTAATGGTATATTTGCACTTACTAATAATGCAGAGAGATACTTGGCTGCAGGCTTTAATCTAGCAAGCAGAAAGAAAGGTGGTGTAACTTTCGGTGAAGCCAGAGCTCAATCCTTCGGCATGCTGCAAGGCTTAAAAGATGCCATGTTCATTACTGATGAAGGATTCAAAGCAATAGCTAAAGCCGGTAAAGAAGCTGTATCAACTATGCCTAAACGTGTAGTGGATGAAGCTACCGGTGAAGTTAAGATTGTATCGGAAGGTTGGGACCAAGCTAAAGAAACCCTGAAGGGTTCACAAGACGAGTTTGGTAACGCTTTACGTACAGCTGCTACTGAAGAGCCTATAGTTGATAACGCTATTAAGTTTGAACACCATGTAGAGAATTCTGCAATCAGTGCCAAGTCATTAGGTGCTAGTGGAGTACTCGGTCAAGGTATAGACATGATGGGCAGTTTAATACGAACGCCAGGAAGAGCACTATTAACCGGTGATGAGTTCTTTAAGTCTATCGGTTACCGCATGGAACTTAATGCTCAAGCTTATAGAAAATCAACTGCTAAAGGTTTTACAGGTGATGACCTCATAGCTGACATAGCGCGACAGGTAGAGAATCCAACAGATGAACTACACTTAGCTGCAGTCGATGGTGCACGTTATCAAACCTATACCAGAGAGTTAGGAGAGACTGGTGCTAAGCTTCAACAGTTAGTAGCTTCTGCCCCTATATTAAGGTTCGTTGTTCCTTTCATACGTACACCAACCAACATACTCAAAGCTGTTGCAGAGAGAACTCCAGGTGCTAACTTATTGTTAGACACTGTTCGTGATGACATCATGGCAGGTGGAGCTCGTAGACAACTAGCAGTATCTCGTATGTCTATGGGTACTTCGCTGTATGCTTTGGCCGGTTCAATGGCCGGTGGTGAGAACCCACGGATTATAGGTGGTGGACCATCAGACCCTGCTAGTAGAACTGGATGGTTAGCTGATGGTAAACAGCCTTACTCTATTCGCATTGGTGATGAGTGGCATGCGTTCAATCGTATGGACCCCTTCGGTTCATTCTTTGGTTTAGCTGCAGACATGGTAGCAATTAGTGGTAACGTTTCTGAAAAAGAAATGGACGAACTAGCTCAAGATGCTCTAGGTTCCTTCATGAAGAATGTAGGCTCCAAGACTTATCTAAAGGGTATCATGATGTGGGTTAAAGCAGCTGATGACCCTGATAGATTTGGTCAACAGTTACTTAATCAATATGCAGCTGCATTCGTACCTAACTTACTGGCTCAAACTAATAGAGCCACATCAGATACTACTGCTCGTTCTGCATTCACTATGCTTGAGTCTATGCAAGCTAAGATACCTGGATGGTCAAATGACCTTCCTCCACGTTTAGATTTATTTGGGGAACCGGTAATCTATCAGGGTGGTTTAGGTCCAGACATTATGTCTCCTATCTATACTAGTGCTATGCGCGATGACCCTGTACGTGAAGAGATAGCTAGGCTTGAAGTTCCTATAGCTTGGATGGCGAAGTCACTAGATGGTATTGAGTTAGATTCTAAACAATATCATGACTTACAGAAGTTCTCAGCTACAGGCTTACATAAAGCTTTAGAAAAGCAGATGAATAGCTTTGCTTATAAAAACAGAGCGACTGAAAATGAAGGTGAGTTTGAAGGTAGTAAGCAAATGCTTATCCGTAACGTCATTGCTAAACACAATGCTCGTGGTAGAAAACTATTCTTACAAGCTAACCCTGAATTTGCTAGACAGGTTCGAGGTAGGTTAATTAAGAAAGCTGCAGTACAGGGCAATCCTAATGCTATACGCGAACTCAGAAGCTTTGAAGATTTGATACTCAAATAAACTAGTGCAACGCTAGTTCCACATAGGGGGAGTGCAATGCTCCCCTTTTCTCTTTATAGGAAAACACATGGCAAATTCATTTAATGATGAAGTTGGTGATGGCTCTACCTTACTATGGTCAGTGCAATTTCCATTTATATCACGTAACGATGTAGCGGTAACTAATACAGATACTGATGCTTCTATAAGTTTCACTTGGATAAGTGATACACAAATTCAAATAAGTCCTGCAGTTGTTAATGCAGTTAACTTCAGGATAGGCAGAACAACCTCAAGGTCAGCTCGTGTAGTTGACTATCAAGATGCTACTAACTTAAACGAAGCTACTCTTGATTTAGATTCAAACCAATTATTTTATATCGTACAAGAGTTAATCGATGGAGCAGGATTACAAATCACAGCTCCTAACTCTAGTGTTGGTACAGTACTACCTACACCTACAGCACTTCAACATCTCCGGTGGAACACTGCAGGAACAGATTTAGAAAACGCTAATGCTACTGTATGGATTACACAAGCAGGTGCGCCTGTTGATGTCTCCGATGGTAACGATGGTGATATGTATATCAACATTACCAACTGGGATGTCTATGGTATTAAGACTGGTGGAGCTTGGGGTGCATCTATAGGAAACATTAGAGGTCTTACAGGCGACACTGGAGCAACTGGCTTAACTGGTGATACTGGAGCTACAGGCTCACAAGGTATCCAAGGTATTACTGGAGATACTGGAGCTACAGGTGCAGCAGGAGCTGATGGTGTTAGTGGAGCGCAGGTAGGTACTATAAATGTATTCACTGTTCCTCAAACCACAGCAACACTTGCAGACAACGATGGGTCATTCGACATGAATGCTTCCACTCATTTCACATGGACTCCTGCAGGGACTGATGAATTAGTATTTACTAATATCACTGTAGGTCGTAGTGGCACAATCAAACTGGTTAACACTACTCCTCAAACAATCACAATCAATGCAGCAACAGTTGAAGCTCCTGCTGATGCAGCTACGGAGTTAAGTACAGCAGGTACTTACTTAATTTCATATGTTGTTCCTAATGGAGAAACTAAAGCAATGATAGAAATCTCAAGGGCATTATCGTAATGCTGAATAACTTCTTTCAGGGTAACCCTACTCGTGGCATAGACCGAGGCACATACACAGGCAAGTCTCTTGTGTTGGATGACAGTGCTGACTACATAACTAGAACATTCGGGGCTTCGGGGAATAGGAAAACATGGACAATATCCACATGGATAAAACGTGAAGTTTATGCAGGCTCAACCTATGTTTTTAATGGGGCGTACGTTGATAACAGTAATCGGTTTCAAATAGATTTTACTGGTACTGGATACTTACAGATAGTCGATGAAGTAGGCGGTGTTGAAGACATGCGCATACAAACTAATGCTTTATACAGGGATGTAAACCATTGGTATAATGTTGTTGTTGCCTATGACTCAACTGTGCCTGAGTGTAAGTTATATGTTGATGGTGAAGAAGTTACTTCTTGGCTACTTAATGACCAGCCATCACTTAATTATGATTCCAGATGCAACTCAAACAATGCTCATCACATAGGCTCACGGGGCACTCCGGGAAATATATCTGGGGGGTATTGGGGAAAAGTAGACTTCATTGATGGCCTAGCTTTAACAGCAAGCGACTTCGGTCACGAATCAGCCGACACAGGCAAGTGGGTAGCAAGTGATACAAGTGGCTTAACCTTTGGCACTAATGGATTTAGTCTTGACTTCAACGACGATAGAGCAAGCACACCTGATACTACTGCAACGATATACGACCAATCAGGCAATAGCAACGACTGGACTGGAAACAGTTTAGTCGCGGGAAGTTTTACGGGTGACACGCCTGTTGATAATCATGCGACATTGAATGCTTTGAGCAAAGGCACTGGCGCAACATTAACTAATGGCAATAAATCTTATGCTGTTGGGAATCAAGTCTCTATCTTTGACAGAGGTGTTGACGGAACAATGCCTTTCCCTAGTGATGATTCTGATGGCTATTATTTTGAAGTTGAGGTAACTGATTCAGGGACTGCTTTTCATATTGGTGTTACTCCCGCAAACAACAATACAGGGGCAATACGAAGGGAAGGAGGTTACAGTCCTATAGGTGCTGGATATAACAGCACAGGCACAAAAGAGCAAAACAATACCGCCACTTCGTATGGAGACACCTACACCGATAATGAGCGCATAGGCGTTCTTGTGAAAAACAACAGTATATATTTTTATAATGAAGGTGTTATCCAAAATTCAGGAACGGCGGCATATACAAATCTAAGTGGCAATTATGTAATTAATCTTTGGTATCAGTCTCCCACTGGGCCAGCATCGGCAGATTTATATATTGATTCTGATGATTGGGAAACAACACCAACAGGCGCAAAACAAATATCCTCCGCCAACCTTCCCGCACCTGATAACCTAAAGCCACAGGACAATGCCAACATCGTTTTATATACAGGTGATGGTGTTGCTATTGGTAGTGGTGGTAATGCAATAACAGGTGTTGGGTTTCAACCTGATTTTACTTGGGTGAAAGATAGAGATTTGGCAAGGAATCACCATTTAACTGACAGTGTTCGAGGCGTTACTAATTTCATAGAACCGAATACCACAGATGCAGAAAGTTCTACAGCAGAAACATTAGTCTCTTTCGATGTGGATGGTTTTACTGTGGGAAGCCAAGCAGGTTTTAATGACAGTGGTAGTGACTACTGGTCACTCAACATCCTCGCAGACAATACAAGTGGCTCATCTAATACAGATGGTACTATTACAAGCACTGTCGCAACAGATGGCATTAACTTTTCGATTGTCACTTATACAGGTACAGGCGTTGCCGCGACAATAGGGCACGGACTGGCAGAAGCGCCTGATTTGATAATTGTTAAAGAAAGAGCTAATGCAAATGGATGGATTACTTATCATGCTAGTAATACAACCGCACCTAAAACAGACTATTTAACACTCAATTCAACAGACGCAACAAGTGATTTAAATACTGTTTGGAACGACACAGCACCAACGTCAAGTGTATTTAGTGTAGGCACAGCAAATGCCGTTAATCGAAGTGGCGGCACGATTGTAGCCTACTGCTTCAAATTCGGTGATGTCTTCGCGGGTGGGTCATACACAGGTAATGGAAGTGCTGACGGTACGTTTATTCCGAGTGATGAATTGTTGTTTTTCTGCTCAAAAGCAACGTCTGGTTCAGAACACTGGGATATGCTCGACCAAGCAAGAGATACATACAACCCAACAACAGCAGGACTCCTAGCCAATGAGACATCCGCAGAAGCATCAGTTACAGGTCGGACCTTAGATTTTGTGAGTAATGGGATTAAGTACAGGAATACAACGTATGGTAATTCCGCCAAAGTGCATATCTGGTGGGGAGTCAAAAAGAACGGGGGACAACTTGGAACCTAACAATAGGAAACTAATATGTGGCATTTAAATGACAGAGTAATAAAGAAAGCAATACCTTTGACTATCGGTGACACTCAATATCCTCAACAGATATTCAGTAGGTTCTCGGAAGCAGAGCTAAACGCTCTTGGCATATACTCAATGACTATTGTTAATGTTGAAGAAGTGTATGGCAAGAAGGAAATCTACACAGATGACTTTGAGACACACACGAGGACATTCACTTTAGTTGATATACCTAACCTTGTGGCGAAGGAAACAAATCAAAGGGAACAAGCAAAGAGCGACATCGATGTAACCGCAGGTAATGTTCGTTCTTACTTTGCAGCGTACCCACTGATTGATGAAGAATATAGTCGAGCTTATGGTGTAGCGAAAGAGTGGTTAGCTGAAGCTGACCCTAAACCTATAGCTCCTCTTGCAGTTTCCTCTTGGGCTGATGCCAGTGGCTTAACTAACACTGAAGCTGCAGAAAGTATTATCACTTCCGGTGAACAATACAACCAAGTGTTGGATGCTGTTAGAGCTATCAGGTTGGGAGGTAAAGCTGCTGTAGATGTTTGTGAAGGTTCAACTATCAATGAAACTAAGCAGGTATACCTAGACCAGTTAATGAGCTTCATACCTTCTGACATTGTTACTGAAGAACCTGTAGTGCCTGAATGAAGAAGTACTTTCTAAATCTACTGGTGTCCATCGACCAATTAATCAATACGATATTTGCAGGTGACCCTGATGAAACCCTATCCTCACGGATGGGGAAACATCCGGATTGCAAGCCATGTCGTTTTGTTTGTTGGTTGTTGGACTTCGTGGATGAAGACCACTGCAGAAGACACATAGAGCATGACGAAGGTAAACACGACTTACTATCTAAAGGATTTAATTAATGGCTGACCTATCAACTCATCAAGAAGTAATAGTAAAGGTGGGTGAAGCCATTACTGTATGCACAAGCTTAGGTGCTTGTGTTATGGATTACCTTGACCATCATGCAGCAGCAGTTGGTGTATTGATTGCGGGAGTTTCTCTCGTGACAACAATATCAATCAACTGGTACTGGAGAGTCAAGATGTACAAACTTGAAGTAACCAGACGTAGGAGTAATTAATGATTACAGCAATCATAGGAGCAGTCAGCTCTATCTTCACTACATGGGTCGGTGCTAAGACTAAACGTATGGAAGCTGAAGCTTCCGCAGCAGTCGCTCGTTCCCAACAGGCAGCAGACTGGGATACTGAAGCAATGCGCCAGATGCAATATTCCTGGAAGGATGAACTTATAACAATCATATGGTTTAGCCCTATGGTTGTCGCATGGTTCTACCCAGAGAAAGCAGGTGAGTGGTTAAAGTTCGTAGGAGGTATGCCTTACTGGTATCAAGTAGTAATGTTTGGAATCGTAGCTGCTACATTCGGTCTACGTTGGTACTTCAAACAACAAGGCTTCAAGATAGCCAAAGGTAATGAATAAGTATCAGAAGTTTCCTCTAGTAGAAGTCACATGGTTAGACCATTCAGGTGACGCAGGTTGGGTCGACAAAGAGTCTCTCAATGAGGCTCCTTGTGAGATGCGTACAGTAGGATGGTTGGTCCATGAGACTAAGCTAGAAGTTAAACTTATGAACACCCTCTCTAATGATGGAGGTTTCGGTGGTGTATCAAACATACTGAAGTCTTGCATCACAAAGCAGAAAACATTACGTAAGAGTTTCTAAGGAGACACGTATGGCAGATACAAAACAGATGATTAGTTTGCATGACCTATTGGTAGATGAGCTTATAAAGCGAATCAAAGGCCCTGAGTGTCCTGCAGCTATACTAAAAGAAGCGAGAGAGCTTCTTAAAGACAGTGGTATAGAAGCCACGTCAGATAACAAAAAGCTTAAAGGGTTAAGTGAGAACGTATACTCCCTACCTTTTAATGAAGCAGATGAACAAGCCTCTAGTTAAAGATGAGTCATTCCTAACTAAGCAATATGGTGACCCAATATTAGATGACTTTAGGAATTTTCTATATGTAACTTGGATGCACCTTGGGTTACCGGAACCTACACCAGTACAATACGACATAGCCCACTACCTGCAGTACGGTAAACGTAGAACTATAATCATGGCTTTCCGTGGTGTCGGGAAGTCTTGGATTACTTCAGCATTCGTATGTTGGATATTACTACGTAACCCACAGATAAAGATGCTAGTAGTCTCTGCCAGTAAGAACAGAGCAGATGACTTCTCATCCTTTACTAAACGACTCATAGCAGAGATGCCGATACTGCATGAGCTCAAAGCTAAGAACGGTCAGCGTGACTCTAGTGTAGCTTTCGATGTTGGTCCTGCTACACCTGACCATGCACCTTCAGTTAAATCTTTAGGTATTACCGGTCAGCTGTCAGGTTCACGTGCAGACGTTATCATTCCCGATGATATCGAGGTACAGAATAACTCTCTTACTCAAATGATGAGAGATAAACTTGCAGAAGCTGTAAAGGAATTTGACTCTATCCTGAAGCCAGGTGGGTTCATTCGTTACTTAGGAACACCTCAAACAGAGATGTCGCTATACAACGTATTAGGTGAGCGTGGTTATGAGCAGAGAATTTGGACTGCCAGATATCCTAAACCTGAACAGGTAGAACTGTACGGTCCTAAGCTTGCACCTTTCATTGTAGACAGACTTATAGATAACCCTTTGTTAGCTGAGAGCCCACATCATAGTAAGTATGGGCAACCGGTAGATGAACTGAGGTTTGACGAGCAGGACCTATTGGAGCGTGAAGCTTCTAATGGTCGCTCTGGGTTTGCTCTACAGTTTATGCTTGATACATCGATTAGTGATGGTGATAGGTATCCCCTTAAGCTCTCTGATTTAGTTGTAATGGATATAGACAGTGAGATAGCTCCAGTGAAGATTTCATGGGGCAGTGGTACTGAACAGATACTTAATGATATCCCTAACTCTGGTTTAGCCGGTGATAGGTTACATAAGCCAATGTTTGTACATAAGGACTTCATCCCATACTCACATTCAGTTATGTGGATTGACCCCTCTGGTAGAGGAGCTGATGAAACTTCCTTTGTTGTCTTGAAGATGCTTAATGGCTACCTATACCTTCGCAGGATGGGTGGGTTTAAAGATGGTTACTCTACAGAGACACTTACCAAACTAGCTCATATTGCTCGTGAAGAGAAAGTTAACTTCGTGGGTACTGAGTCTAACTTTGGTGATGGTATGTTCAGTCAACTCTTCATGCCTTACTTAAAGAGAATACATCCATGTCAGATAGAAGAGAACCGGAGTATTGGTCAGAAGGAAGCTCGTATCATCGATACGCTAGAGCCCATCATGAACCAACACAGACTGGTAGTTAACTCGAACCTATTTGAGGAAGACTTAAGAGAGCCTGATGTTAGGTATCAGTTGTTCTATCAAATGACACGTATGACACGAGAACGTGGGGCCTTAGCTAAAGACGATAGGTTAGACGTATTGTCCATGGCAGTGGCCTATTACTCTGAGCTCATGAATAGAGATGTAGAGGACCTGATGGCTGAACATGATGCTGAATTACAGCAGATAGAACTGGATAAATTCTTAGGTATGTTCGACCACAAACACAATAGTAATAAGAACTGGACCACTAACATATAGGCAATGCGTACCCTTTAGTATAAAAACTAGAGGATTCCGTATGTTCAAGATTATGTTCATGTTCCTAGCACTAAATGGAGCAGAGTATTCCAAGACCTATGACTACATAGAGTTCTGGTCTAAAGATAAGTGTGACACATTCATTAACTCACCTGAATTTAAGCTGATGATAGCTCAAAGGTTTGGTGTAGGTAATGGTATTAGGTTGTATAAGTACGAGTGTGTTAAGGATGGTTCAATATGAGTGAACTATTCGCTCTACTCATAGGACTCTGCAGCCTTAACTATTGCTCCTTTGGTGTTGTTCATAACACTGAGGGAGACTGGTTGGCTGTACGTGTCTACGATAAGAGAGCTGAGGTCATTGACCTACAATACTTT